ATTTTTATAAACACATAATTGAGACAATCTCATACGGCAAAGAATGAACATGAACACGCAGAAAAATAATAGCACGCAATCACACGCAAATAATAAGGTACGGGGGGCATTTTAATAGACGGCACACCCCAAAGGGGTCGGCTCACTTTTATATATGTTAATAGATAGTTCAGCACACACATGATAAGCAAAGCAAAACAAGAGAGAATCATAGCAGCGATTACAGACGGACACAGCTTAGTTAAGGCTTGTCGAGATGCGAAGGTAAGCAGAGCTACGTTATATCGCTACATGGGCAAGGATAAAGACTTAGATACCGATGTTAAGACTGCACAGAGACAGGCTGCTGAGAAAGCACTAGAAGAGCTAGAGGATATGTACGGAGATGCGTTGCATGGTCGAAAGAGTTACGATCCTAATCTACTGAGAGACTATGGGCATCATGTAAGATGGAAGGTGCAGAAGATATTGCCAGAGAGATTTGGCGAAGCTAAGAACAGAACAGGCGTTGAGATCAGTGATGGTTCATTGAAGATAGTTTGGGAGACTGGTTCAGAGGATGCAAGTTAAGATACCATACAAGCCTAGAGACTTACAGGCTGAGATGCACAAAGACCTGAAGAGGTGGAATGTGCTGGTGATGCACAGACGCTTTGGTAAAACTGTATTTGCTGTTAATCATATGATTAAACACGTTCTAACTTGTCCATTACCAAGACCAAGAGTTGCGTTAGTTGCTCCTACGTTTACGCAAGCTAAGAGGATAAGCTGGGATTATGTGAAGTATTATGCTGGGGTGATACCAGGTGTGACGTTTAACGAGACGGAACTGAGAGCTGACTTTCCTAACAATGGTAGGATTATGCTATTGTCAGGAGAAAACCCTGATGCTTTGAGAGGTATATATTTAGACTTGTGTGTCTTTGATGAGTATGGGATGCAGAATCCTAGGGTATGGGGGGAGGTTGTAAGACCGGCACTATCCGATAGAGAGGGTGCAGCCATATTTCTAGGTACACCAGCAGGACATAATCATTTTTTTGATATACTACAATCGGCTAAAGAACAGAGTGAAGAGGGATCTGACCAGTGGTACTGGAAAGTTGCCAAGGCTAGTGAGACTAAGCTGGTGAAAGATGTCGAACTAGAAGCTGCTAAATTGCAAATGACACCTGAGCAATATGAGCAAGAGTATGAGTGTTCATTTACGGCTGCTATTATTGGTGCGTATTATGGAAAACTATTAGCTGATGCTGATGACAATGGCAAGATTACCAGGGTTCCATACGATCCTGCACTGCCAGTTCATACGGCTTGGGATTTGGGTATCAATGATAGTACGGCTATTTGGTTTGCACAGGTCTATAGAGGGGGTGCTGTTAATGTTATCGACTATTATGAGAATAGTGGCGTTGGCTTGGACCATTACGCTGAAGTATTGCGAAAGAAAGATTATCACTGGGGAGATCATCTTGCTCCACATGATATTGAAGTTCGAGAACTGGGTAGTGGGAAATCGAGATTAGAGACGGCTTTTAGTTTGGGCATACGCTTTAGGGTGATACCTCGAATGAAAATTGCTGATGGAATCAACGCTGCTAGGATGATGATACCTAAATGTTACTTTGATAGAGACAAATGTGCTGAAGGGTTGGAAATGTTGCGACAGTATAGGCAGGAATGGGATGAAAAGAAAAAATTATTCCGTGACCAGCCAAGGCATGACTTTACGAGTCACGCTGCTGATGCTTTTAGATACTTATCTGTTGGGTTGGAGAATCGTACTGTAATGGCTAAAGCACCACAATCGGTGGCTGTTAATGAGTACAATCCATTTACGCTATGATGTATGGTCACGACTATGAAGATGCACTGGAGATGGTTAGGTATAGTGAGCATCATAGGGATTGGGATGATGGGATGATACAAGATTATATTGAAAAACCTTTAGGGATAAGACAATATAAGATTATGAGAAACGAATTACATGAGCCATTGATGTTTGCTACATGGGGATTTCCCAGTGATGAGCAGGTTTATGACTATGTTGGAACCACATACTTCCCTACTGATGGATACAAGGGAGGTGGCAATGATGTTTGGCTAGTAGACTTTATTGCAAAAAAAGGTTATACAAGAAAAGGATTCCTTGAATTAAAGAGGATGTTCATGCGAAGTGGCTATAAGAAAGCCTTTTGGTTTAGACCTGAAACTAGAAAGTTAGGTTGGCATATGTTGAAAGGAAAGTAACATGGGTGGTGCTCCAAAAAAAATAATCAAGCCGATTAAGAAAATAGTAAAACCTGTTGAAAAGGTTGTGAAAAAGGTTGTCAAGCCTATAGAAAAGGCTGTTGTAGAACCTTTGGAAAAACCAGTTAAAAAAACTGTTAAGGAAGTTGTGAAGGCTCCAGAGGTTATTGTTAAGAAAGTTGTAAAGCCAATAGCTAAGGAAGTTGTAAAAGTTCCAAAGACAATAATAAAAACTGTTGATAAAGCTATTGTTGAGCCACTTGAAAGACCAGTAAAAAAAGTTATCAAGGGTGTAAAAAATATTGCAGATGAAGCGTTTGAAGAAATAATAGAAAAGCCAGGCAAAAAAATATTAAAGGAAGTCAAGGAGACTGTAACAGGTACAGACAAAGAAGATTATCGAGCACCAGTTGCTCCAGTTGTTACGCCTGAAGTTACACCTGAAGTTGTTGAAGATGAGAAGCCTACTATTACAACTAGGTATGCTACTAGAGGGAAAAGGTCAGGTCAAGCTGGTACAATTATGGAAGGCTATGGCGTAATACAAAGAAAGAAATCAGGAAGAGCCGTAACATAGGAGATAGCAATGTCATTTCTTAAACCAAAAGTATATGTTCCACCACCACCACCAGTTCCAGAAGAACCTGCTAAAGCTGATTATGAGAAGGCTGCTGCATTAGCTGGTGAAGCTGAAGCACAAGAAAGAAGAAAGCGTAGAGGTCGTGGTAGCACGATTGTTGCTGGGCAGCTAGGAGAAACATCTACCAGCATGAGTGGCACAGGTGGTACACCAACTTTATTAGGATAGAACTATGATGAATGTCAAAGATATAGTTGCTAGGTTTCAACACGTTGAAGGTCAGCGAGACAACTGGAATAATCATTACCAAGAGTTAGCTGACTATATGCTGCCAAGAAAAGCAGACATAGTAAAGAAGAGAAGTCGTGGCGAAAAGAGAATGGAACTTATCTTTGATGGCACAGCTTTACAAGCAGTAGATTTATTATCATCTAGTCTACATGGAATGTTAACGTCAGGTGCTACACCTTGGTTTCATTTGACAATGAAAGATGAGGAGCTAGGCAGAGACGAAGAAGTACAGAGATGGCTAGAAGATAGTTCGCAAAGAATGATGCGTGCTTTTACCATGTCTAACTTTGAAACAGAGGTTCATGAGATGTATGTTGACCTGGTTGTCTTTGGTACTGGCTGTATGTTTGTGGAGATGGATGACAAGACATTACGATTTAGCACAAGACATATATCAGAGTTTTATGTAACAGAAGACCAGTATGGTATGGTTGATACTGTTTTTAGAAAGTATGAGATACCTGCAAGGCAAGCTGTACAAAGATTTGGTATTGATAACGTAGGTGCGTTTATTGCTAGGACATTTGAAAAGAAGCCAGATGAGAATGTAGAGATACTTCATGTGGTTATGCCAAGAAAAGATAGAGATCCAACAAAACAAAATAATAAGAATATGCCATACGCATCTATGTATATCTGCATGGAGACAAAGATGATTTTGGCAGAGAGTGGTTTCCAAGAACTACCTTACGTTGTACCACGCTTCTTGAAGGCAACTGGAGAAGTGATGGGGAGATCTCCAGCAATGGTTGCGTTGCCAGATGTTAAGATGATAAATCTTATGTCTAAAACAATCATACAAGCAGCACAAAAAATGATAGATCCTCCACTATTAGTGCCTGATGATGGGTTTTTGCTCCCTATAAGAACCCAACCTGGGGGTCTCAACTTTTACAGATCAGGTTCTAGGGATACGATTACACCATTACAAACAGGTGCTAACATACCTATTGGATTGAATATGGAAGAACAACGAAGGGCAGCAATCCGTACAGCGTTCTTCGTTGACCAACTTTTAAGTGGCAATCAGCCAAACATGACAGCCACAGAAGTAATACAAAGACAGGAAGAAAGAATGAGAGTTATTGGTCCTGTTCTTGGTAGGTTAATGAATGAAATGCTAAGACCTTTGATAGACAGGGCGTTTGCTTTGATGCTGCGTGCTGATATGCTTGCAGTACCACCAGAGGTATTGCAGGGAATGGATATTGATATTGAATATGTATCACCACTAGCTAGGGCACAGAAGTCTAGTTCTGTTAATGGTGTAATGAGAGCCTTAGAGATATTGATGCCATTGTCACAAACATTGCCTGTTGGAGATCACATTGATCCTGATGGATTGGTAACTTATCTAACTGAAGCTCTAGGTGTTCCTAAGAAAGTTCTGAAGTCACAGTCAGCCGTTGATGAAGAAAGAGAACAGCGTGCAATGATGCAGCAAGAACAGATGGAAAGACAAATGGAGCAAGAAGATGTTGCTACTGTAGGTCAGGCTGCACAAGCTGTAAGAATGGTGGGTGCAAATGAATGACCAGATAGCACAGCTTAAGGTTATGTATAAAGATACATTTGAAGACAATGCTGGAAAGAAAGTTTTGGAGGATTTGGAGTTACGCTGTAACTGGCGTGCTTCAAGTTATGTAGCTGGAGATGCCAATGCTACAGCCTTTGAAGAAGGTAAAAGGGCAGTCATACTACACATTTATAATATGTTAAAAGAGGAGTAAATATGTCAGAACAAGTTGCTGAACAGGTAGCCGAACCAGTACAGCCTTCAGTTATGGAAACACCTGCTGAAGTTGCACAAGGTGGGTCTGGTAACAGTTTCATTGAAATGATACCAGAAGAATTAAGGGAGCATCCAAGTTTATCACCAATTAAAGACGTTGGTAATCTAGCAAGGAGCTATGTAAACGCACAGAGATTAATAGGCAGTGATAAGATTCCGTTGCCTAAGAATCCAACAGACGAAGATTTAGATAACATTTACAGTAAGTTAGGCAGACCAGAGTCACCAGACGGCTATGAGTTGCCTGTTGATGGCAATGTTATTACTGAAGATGTTGCCAAACAATATGCAGATATTGCTCATACTCTAAGACTAACACCACAGCAAGCACAAGGTGTTTTGGATTATTACAAGAGCACAGTTGCACAAAGTTCAGAAGCTATGCAAATGGAAGCAGAGCAACAGGCAGAACAAACAGCAGCAGAACTTCAAAGAGAATGGGGTCCAGCTTTTGAGCAAAAGGTAACGGCTGCAAAAGAAGTTGTAGATCAATTTGGTGGTAGTGATTTGCTACAGATGAAGCTAGAAGATGGTACATTGATTGGCAATCATCCAGCTTTTATCAAAGCATTTGCTGCTATGGGTGAGTTTAAGTCTACTGTTACAAGCGAAGATACTGTATCTGATAATGCTGTAAACAGAGCTTACACACCACAAATGGCACAACAAGAAGTTGACTCAATTATGAACGACAAGACACACGCTTATTGGAATAGGAAAGATCCTATAGGAAGGCAGCGTGCTATTGAACGTATGCAAGAATTGATGGGATATATTCATGGATAATGAATCACTCTCTGAAGAAGAAATCCGTTTGGAATGTTTACGGCTTGCAGTTGAATTTGGTACACAAAGAGATTTGTTGCATCCAGATAAACTTGCTGATATATATTACGAATGGGTTATGCAGGGTAGCTTGGCAACAAGTCCTCAAGACAATCGGAAAGACGATAGCCTAAAGTTGGCTCAAAAAACTAGGAGTGTCCGTAAAGGGTAGCACACTGCAAATAAATCAAATGTAACTTTTACGAAGGAGACTTAAATGTCAACATCAGTAACTACGGCATTTGTCCAACAGTATTCTGCTAACGTGCAGATGCTATCTCAACAGATGGGAAGCCGTCTAAGAGATGCAGTTCGTGTGGAGAATATTACTGGAAAGAATGCTTTTTTCGACCAGGTAGGCGTTGCTACTGCTCAGTTGCGTACCACTCGCCATGCCGACACACCACAGATGGACACACCTCACGCTAGACGTAGAGTGAGTCTAGCTGACTATGAGTATGCCGACTTAATTGATGACCAAGATAAGGTTAGAATGTTAATCGATCCTACATCTTCTTATGCAATGGCTGCTGCTGCTGCAATGGGAAGAGCAATGGATGACGTTATCATTTCTGCTGCACTTGGAACATCTTTTACAGGTGAAACAGGTTCAACATCTACAGCATTTGCTGCTGGTAATCAGATTGCAAATGGTAGTGCCGATATGTCTATTGCCAAGTTAATTGAAGCTAAAAAGATTTTAGATTTAGCTGACGTTGACCCATCAATACCAAGATATATAGCAGTTGGTCCTAACCAAATTGAAGCATTACTTGGAACTACTTCAGTAACAAGTTCTGACTTTAATACAGTTAAGGCACTTGTTCAAGGTGAAGTGGACACATTCATGGGTTTCAAATTCATTGTAACAAACAGACTATCGATTGCATCTAATATCAGATCATGTTTTGCTTGGGCAGAAGATGGTATTGCTTTAGGTGTCGGAAAAGATGTTTCTGCAAGAATAGATGAGAGAGCAGACAAAGGTTATGCTACTCAAGTTTACTATTGCATGAGCATTGGTGCTACTAGAATGGAAGAATCCAAAGTAGTACAAATCGATTGTGATGAATCAGCTTAAGGAAGGGAGTGAATAAATGACTACAAAAAATACAACACTTGTAGCTAACTTTGAAGCTAGTCCTCAAGTTGCAAGTAATGCCCACGAGCTACATGGCGTTTTGCGTGTTGCTCAAGGTACAGTCGCATTAGCTGCTGGTGATAGCACAGACAATGATATTGTTATGCTTGCACCAATACCTAGTAACGCATCTATCGCATCACTAAAGATTGCATCAGATGCTTTAGGTGGATCATGCACATTTAATGTAGGTTTATATCAAACAAATGGCACAGTCGTTGACGAAGATGTATATGCAACTTTAGTCGCAGACGAAGGTGCTATGACTGATGTAAGAACTGAAGCTGCCAATATTAACACTATTGGACAACAGGTTTGGGAAGATGCAGGTGCATCAGCCGATCCTGGTGGATACTACTACGTTGCAGTAACTTTTTCTGCCACAGGTGGTACAGCAGGTGATATGTCATACATCATAGAGTATGTTGTAAACTAAAATATTAGTAGGGAGCAGTTTATCTGCTCCTTACCTTTAGGAGTTTGATATGCCGTCAGTAGTAGATATTTGTAATGAAGCTATGGATTTACTTGGTGCAGCGACAATAACTGCATTAACGGAGAACTCTAAAGAAGCACGACTTTGTAATAGAAGATTTGAAACAGTAAGAGATGCTGTGATAAGATCGCATCCTTGGAATGTAGCTATATCAAGGGCAACATTAGCAAGAGACAGTGATGCACCACCATTCGGATTTACCTATCAATATACATTGCCTACAGACCCTTATTGCTTGAGGGTTATTTCTTTTTGGAACTCAAACGTCAATAATGAAGTTGCAGCTTACGATAGCAATGTAATGTATAAGATAGAAGGCAGAAAAATACTTTCCAATGAAGGCACTTGTTCTATAGTTTATTTATCTAGGGTAACAGATACAGAGCAATTCGATCCTTTGTTAAGTAGTACGATTGCACATAAACTTGCAGCAGAAACTGCGTATGCCATTACAGGAAGTAATGCTTTAGCTCAATCAATGTATTCTTTGTATCAAGCAAGATTAAGTGAAGCTAGAGGTATGGATGCACTAGAGGGTTATCCAGAACAAATACAGGCAGATACTTTTACTAACGCAAGGTTCTAATATGGCTAGAGTATCGTCTATTATCACCAACTTCAGGGCAGGTGAAATATCTCCTAGGCTAGAAGGTAGAATAGACTTACAAAAATATAATGAAGCTGTAAAAGATTTAAGCAACATGATTGTATTTCCACAGGGAGGTACAACACGCAGACCAGGTACATATTACGCAGGAACAACAAAGGATGGTGGTCAGGTAAGGCTAATCAACTTTGAGTTTAGTGATACACAAGCCTATGTATTGGAGTTTGGTAATAATTATATTCGTATATTTAAAGATGGTGGCTTAGTTACAGAAGCTACGACAGCAATAACAGCCATAACAAAGGCTAATCCAGCAGTAGTAACATCTAACTCACATGGTTTGAATAATGGTGACAGAGTGTTTATTACTGGTGTTGTTGGTATGACAGAGATAAATAACAGAGAGTTTACAGTTGCAGGAAAGACAACAAATACATTTCAGTTAAGTGGTATCAATAGCTCTGCGTTTACCACATATACAAGTGGTGGCACAGTCGGTAAAATAGTAGAAATTACAACGACTTACACGACAGCACAGCTATCTACGATTAATTATGCACAATCAGCAGATGTGTTATTCCTTGCACAACAAGATCATGCACCAGCAAAGTTGACAAGAACAAGTCATACATCATGGACATTGACGGATATTGATTTTACAGATGGTCCTTACCTTGATGAAAACATAACAGCAACAACATTATACGCTTCAGCAGATACAGGTTCTGTAACGATTACAGCAAGTGCAGCCTTGTTTGTTAGTACAGATGTTGGAAGATTAATTAGGTTTCGTGAGGTATTAGAGGTTACTTATGATGAATGGGCAGCAAGTACAAGTTACGCTAATAATGTATTTGTAAGATTCAATGGTCACGTTTACAAGCAGGTTACTGGATCAACGCAAACATCAGGTAACACGCCACCAGTACATACATCAGGTACAGAAACATATGGTGCGATTGATTGGGAGTACAGGCATGACGATACAGGTTATGTAAAGATAACAGGGTTCACAAGTTCAACAGTTGTAACAGCTACAGTTAAAGAAGATGATGGTGGCATATCAGTATTACCACATAATGTTGTGGGATCGAGCAATGCTACAACAAAATGGTCATTGGGAAGTTTTAGCTCAACCACAGGATTTCCAAGAGCTATAGGTTTTTACGAAGAAAGATTATACTTTGCTGGAACCACAGATCAGCCACAGACTATCTTTGGTAGTGTATCTGCTGATTTTGAGAACCATACACCTGGAACAGAAGATGATGCAGCGATTAATGTAACCATAGCATCAGATCAGGTTAACGTCATAAAGCATTTATTACCAGCTAGATTCTTGCAGTTATTGACTACAAGTGCTGAGTTTACTTTGTCAGGTGGTGCAGGATCAGAGCCGGTAACACCTACAAATGTTAACGTGCTACGAGAAACAACTTTTGGTACAGGTAACATCAAGCCTTTGAGAGCAGGTAACAGTACCATACTCATACAGAAGGGTGCAGAAAAGGTAAAAGAGATAACCTTTGATTTAGACACAGATGGATTGCTGGGTGTTGATTTGACTGTGCTTGCAGATCATTTGGCTAGAGGTGGCTTGACTGACATGGTATGGCAGCAAGAGCCAGAGTTATTGTTGTGGTTTGTACATAATGATGGAAGGCTAATAGGACTAACATATGACAGGGCAAACGCCACAGTAGGATGGCATGAACATAGTTTAGGTGGCAGTGGTCTAGTAGAAAGTATTACAGCTATACCTAGTGGTGCAGAAGACCAGGTGTATCTTAGTGTTAAAAGAACTATAAACAGTGCCACAGTAAGACATATTGTTTATTTAAAGTCACTATATTTTAATGATGATGTCGAGGATGCTTTCTTTGTAGATAGTGGGTTGACATACAGTGGATCGGCTACAACGACCATTACAAGCCTAAACCACCTTGAGGGTGAAACAGTAACCATTTTAGCAGATGGTGCTGCACACGCTGATAAAACAGTCAGCAATGGCACAATTACATTAGATAGAAGCTCATCTAAGGTTCATGTTGGTTATGGTTATACTTCATCATTAGAAACATTGCGTATGGAAGCAGGTGCAGAAGATGGCATTGCACAAGGTAAGATAAAGAGAATACATGGTGTTACAGCTAGATTCTTTCAAACAGTTGGTGCAGAGTTAGGTCCTGATACAGCAAACCTTGACAGGTTACCATTTAGAGATAGTAGTATGAGTATGGATGAAGCCGTTCCATTGTTTACTGGGGATAAAGAAATATCTTTTCCATCAGGCTATGACAATGATGCAAAGATTGTTATAAGGCAAACACAGCCATTGCCTATGACAATATTAGCTATAATGAGAAGGTCTAATACGTTTGATGCTTAAGTTTAAAAAGTTTGATAAAGAAGACTTAGATATGATTGAAACAAATTTTCATTTTCCAGAAAGCTCAAAAGCAGCTATGATGAAAGAAACGTGTTTAAGTGCATACACAGCATTGCTAGAAAGTAAGGTATTTATGATTGGTGGTGTATATGGATTATGGCAGAATGTCGGAGAAGCCTGGTTTGTAATGTCAAAGCACGCCTACAAGATGCCCTTTTCAGCAGCTAAGTATTCTAGTTTATTATTAGATCATGTGCAAGAAGACAACGATTTACAACGTATTCAAGCTAGTGTTCACACAGGTGACAAGCAAGCGATAAGATATGTTGAGTGGTTGGGTTTTGAGAACGAAGGTTTGATGAAGAAGTTTGGTCCTGATGGATCAGATTATTATCGTTTTGCGAGGGTTGCGTAATGGCAAATACTATGTATGCAAATGATGCACAGGCTTCAACCTCTGGTGGTGGAGGTGGTGGAGGTGGATATGCTGCTGCTTCAGGTCTTGGTGCTATCCTGGGTTTCAAGGCAGACCAAGCTGCTGCAAAGCAAGCAAAATTGACTGCTGAATACAACGCTAAAGTTGCAGAAAACGAAAGAGTTTTACTACAGCGTTCTGCAAGAGATGAGCAAGCTAGGTTACGTCAAGGGTCAGAAAAGTTGGTTTCGGCACAAAGAGTAGCTGCTGCTAAAAGTGGAGTTGTTACTGGTACAGGTAGTAATTTATTAGCATTAAGAGATACTTATATGGGAACAGAAATGGATGCCATAGCTATAAGATATGCAAGTAGCATACAGGAACAGGCAAAGACAGCACAAGCTGCAATGATAAGAGCAGAAGGTGCTTCGAGATCATCTGCAATTAAAACTAGAGCTTATGCAAATTTACTTGAATCTGGTGCAAAAGCAGCAACTTTGATGGGATAAGATATGCCAAAGATACCTACATATGACCAACTAGGGCAAAGAGTAAAAGCACCTACTACACAGATTGGTGTAAGAGCAGACACACAAGCATTTGTTGGTGCACAACTAGCGACTGCTGATTTGTTTAAAAAGGCTGGGAATATAGCTTACGAATTTGGTATGAAAGAAAAGGAAGAAAATACCAAGGCTGCATTTGCTGAACTAAAGACACAGTACAATAATGAAGTGAACGATTTAATTAGAAATAGTAAAGCTACAAGCACGTTAGAAGCTGAGAATGAATTAAAAGATTATAATAAAAAGTTTGAAAGAAACTATACAAAAAAGAACTTAACGCCTAACCAGTTAAAATCTATCAAAACGCAAATGGTTTTGCATCAAGGTGCTAAGATGCAAGTTGGTAAAAATTTAGCTTTTGACAGAGGTAGAGATTATAATTCAACACTTCACAAAAACGCCAGTAACAATCTTATAATAGAAATAAATAAATTACCTATTGGTAATCCTTTGCGTAATGCAATGGAAGATGAGTTACGAGAAACAATTACTGTTGCCAACGAAAATGGTGAAACTGCAAACTTAGATTACAAAACAGTTGACCAGGCTTTTAATGCTATAAAAATAAATGATTACACCACTTTGTCAGGTAATGCTCAAAGTATTGAACAAATACAAGAATTAAAAGATAATCTTAAAAATGAAATGTTTATGCCTGACACAAGCCTTAAATTAAATGCGTTGTTAGATGCACAGGAAAAGAGAGTCCATGGCGAGTACTCTGATGCTATTGTAAGAGACATATTTCTTAGTAATGACAAGGCTTTGACAAATGATGTAGAATTTGAAAAAGAAATACAAAGACTTAACAAATCAGATTTAATTAGTTTTACCAATGATAAAGGCGTTCAAATAAATGTTAATCCAAAAAAATTGCCTGTAAACATTTTAGAAACCATAAAAGCAAAAGCACAAACTAGAAGAAACGAATTATTATCCAAAGAAATCAATGACATAAAAGTAAATCTTAGTTCAGAGGTTCAAGGTAAGTCTTTGTCTGAGTTGACACAAATTAGAGATAGTATAGATGCCACAGGTAAAGACAGGTACAGACCTGAGATTGAGAATTTTGCTTCAAGGGAGCAAATGAAACAAATAATTAATACAGAAATCAAAGATAAAGCTAAAAGAGAATTAGCTAATGCTATGCAGGTAAAAGATAATATTGTTTCTGACTTAAAGGTTGACGGCGTTATCAGTCAAGAGAACATGGCAAAAAAAGATGGCGTATACAATGCTTTGGTTTTAGCAGAAGAATATCAAAAAGCTAACGAATGGCAGCTTGCTATAAATGCAGAAATAAAAGCATCATCTTCATTTCAATCAATAAAGTTTAGCAGTAAAACTCAAACTACAGATAAGTTAAATGAGCTAAAATTAAATTGGCAAAGATCAGGTAAAAAAGAAGATGAGTTAATATATACCTCTTTTGCTAGTCAAGTTTCTGTTAGAGATGCAGAAATAAAAAAAGATTTTATAGGGTATTACAAGAGCCAAAATCCTGAAGAAGAAATCACAGTAGATAAAATGATTAGTTTGCAAAAACAAATGGATATACCAGAGCTTGACATAAGGGTAACAAGTAATGCTGAATTAGATGCGTTTGAAGCTGCTTTTAAGGCACCAGGATTGAATTACGCAGAAAAAGCACAGGTTGGTAAAGATTTTTTAAATAGTTATGGTGCAAATCAGAACAAAGTTTTAAGGCATTTAATATCTTCGGGCACAATAACACCTATTGATAACTTACTTTTAGCATATCCAAATGATGTAAGAATTAAAGGTGCTATATTAGCTAATGCACCAGAAACAGTTAAGAGATATAAAAGTGATATTCCTAAAGATGACAGAACAACTATTATGGAATCTGTTGCAACAGAAATGTCAAGTTATAGTCAAACTGTTTTAGGTGGTGGTTTTGATGATGTTTTAGGTGGTGGTTTTACAAAAGGCAGGGCAGGTCATGTAATGTCAATGAGAGACATAATTGTAAATACAGCGAATTATTACAAGATGATTGATAACATGGAACCAGCAGATGCAGCTAAAAGAGCTTTTAATGAGGTTATTGGAAATCATTTTAATTTAGCAAATCAAGTCAATAACACTACTGTTAGGTTTGGTATAGAATATGATTCTGTTGCAGAGCCTATGTCAAAAATATTAGAGACTTCAATAGCTAATAATATTGATTATTTAAAAGAAATCATAGAAGCACCACCAGCACCATTAGGTTTAGATGAAAGTGCTAAAGAACAATGGCGAAACACATACTATAGTGACCTTATTAAAAAAGGTACATGGAGAACCACAACCGATAACAGTGGCGTTTATATGGTAGATCAGTTAGGTAACATGGTTAAAAGAAAAGATTCAGCAATGGAGCCAGGAGACATAGGTGGTATGGCACCTTTTGTTTCTGTAAATTTTGATAGTTTAACAACAACGCTTGATAAATACAAAGAAATTCAAGATGGTCAAGGCACAATTTCAGCAAAGAAAGAAGCACTTATAAATCATTTTAAAACTACAGGACAATTATTCTAATGGTAGGAATGTATATCCCAGAACAGGGTGATGATCCTAATTTAACAAATCAATATTACGATATTGCCAAAGCTGGTACTTTAGATGTATTAGGTGCCACATTTCAAGAAACGCTGTATTATAATCCATTAAATGCTGTAAATAGACTTGCTGAACAATACACAGGATTAGGTCAAACTGGTAAAGTAATATCTAAAGATGATTGGAAAGAAAGTGAGTTTTTTAGAGATGGCATACAGGTTGACGATAATGGCATCAAAGAAGGATTAGCACAACTCTTAGCCGAAAGAGTTGATAGAAGGCGTGAGTTTCAAATAACATTACAAAGGTCTAAAGGTGGATTTGGATTAGGTGCTGCTCAGTTTGGCGTGGCTATAGCTGGTAGTTTCCTTGATCCATTGAATATAGCCAGTGCGTTTATACCTGCCGTTGGTCCAGCTAGAGTTGCATCAATGGCAGCTAAGATGGGCAAAAGTGGATCGAGGGCAGTCAAAGGTGCTGTAGATGGTGCTGTTGGTGCTGCTGTTTTAGAGCCATTAATCATAGGTGCTGCTGCTGCCGAGCAAGATGAAAGCTACACTTTAATGGATAGCTTTTTAAATGTTGCCGTAGGTAGTGCATTGGGTGGTGGTCTTCATGTAGGTTTTGGTAAAATATCAGACAGGATAAACAGAACGCCACCACAAACAAGAGCTAGGGCAGAGCAAACATCAATAGGTCAAGTTTTAACTGACCAGCCAGTACAGGTTGATCGTATTGTTGATGAAGCAGAAACAACAACAGTAAAGCCAGAAGCTGAACAAACTGACACAATTACAGTTTACAATTCTGATGGTGAGCCAAGAGTTGTAGAGAAGGTTAGGGTTGATGATGAGGGCATCATTACTATAAAAGATACTGATGGTACTGAAAAGGTTGTGGATCAGAGTGATGTTGTAAGCAAATCTCCATATGATGAAGACTTTTTAATTGATTTAAGCGAAGTTGGTTTAGATGATATGTCTGCAACTGTAGATGATTTAACACGAGTAGGTCAACCTGGAGGTATGAACAAAAAACAAGCCATCAAGTCATTAGAAGATGCAAAGTTTATTGTAGAAAATCAGCTTAAAGAATTAGAAGCAGGTACCAAAATAAAAGGAGGAATATTTAAAAAAGAAAGAATTGTTGTAGATGAAGCTAAAGTGGCAAGCAAAAAAACAAGTTTAAAAGCCTTAGATATTGCTTTGGATAGATTGAAAGGTAAGAAAGTTGTAAGACCAAAAGATCCTATAACAAAGCAAACTACCGAACCTGGTGCAAAAGATACAAACACAACAGAAGAAACTGTAACTACACAAGAGGGTGCAGAATTAACACCACAGCAAATAAACGATCAAAGAGATTCAGCTAGTATAAGCCAAGATAAGTTGGGTAGATTAGATGAGTATGCAGACAAAATTGATAAGATGGATGCAGATACTGCTGACTTAAGTGAAATAAAAGCAGAGGATATTGAAGCAGAAAATGAAGCTATGATGCTTGAGTTAGAGGATCCTGAAATAATAGAATCTTTACCAGATGTTGCAAAACAAACTTTACAAAAGGCAAAGGCAGCTATGAAAGAAGCAGATGATGCAGCAGAAAAAGCAAGAGTATCTTATGATACTGCGACACAAGTAGGTGCCCAATGCGTTATTAGGAGTAAAAGCTAATGAGTTGCGTAGATGAAGTATTAGAGGCTGGGAAAAGAGCAGGTATAGATTTAGGTGAAGATGAAGCTCAAGAAATAGTAGCTATTTTAGAAAAGAAATTAGCTAAGAGAATGGCTAACGCAGGTGCAGATCAAGACCTAGACCTGTTTAATTTAGCAAAAGAAATAGCAAAACAAGCAAGAATTAATGCAGCGATAATGAGAAAAACCAGGCTTTTAAATATGAGAGCCTACACTAAAATAATGACTAAGCTAAAAAACAATCCTGATAATCCAGGGCAAGCGTTAGAAGCTATACTGACAGGTGACATAAGGGTTATGGATGATGGCTTGGGAAGTATTGACAGGAGACAGCAAGCTATTAGCTTAGAGTATGCAGGACAATTAGTTGCAGCATTAAGGAAAAAAGATTTAGAAGCATTGTTTAAATCAGGTGATTTAGACGAGTTAATATACAAAGCAATGTTTGATGGTCCTGATTCTATGGACTTGAATGTTGCTGGTGCAAGGGAAGCTGTAGAAATAGCTGAAGTTGTGCAAAAGGTACAAAAACAATTACTACAAAGAAAAAACAGAAATGGTGCAGTGATTGGTGAGCTTAAAAATTATGTTGTTCGTCAAGGGCATGACCCAATAATATTAAGGAAAACTGGCAAAGATAACTGGGTTAATTATATGTTAGAGAAGGATGGAAATGGTGTTTATGTAAGATTAAGTGACCAAACATTTGAAAGCAAAAGCCAGTTTAAAGATGGTGTAGAATATACAGACGAACAATTTATAGGCGATATATACGATAATCTTGTTTCAGGTCAACATCAAAAAGTTGATGGTGGTGACAATATGGGTGACAAATTAGTTGGGTTCTCAGGTCCAGCTAACTTGGCAAAAAAGTTAAGTACGTCAAGGGTTTTACACTTCAAAGATGGGCAATCTGCATATGATTACGCACAAAAATTTACAAGGCAAAGTTTTAGTGAAGCTGTTGTAAACGGCATTTTACATGATGGTCAAGCTATTGGTCTTATGGAAACTTTTGGCACAAATCCAAGAGCTATGTTTGATAGAGTTATGAAAGATGCACAAGAAATAAACAAAACTAATTTAAAAGCTAAAGAGACAATCAAAACAAAAAGATTAGAAAATCAATTTAGAGAACTTGACGGCACCACAAGAGCTAGGGGGTCAGGTAGATTATTATTAGGTGGTACTGTTGACTTTGCTGGAATCAATGCAGCTTGGCGTATGTTGCAAAACATGGCAAAGCTAGGTGCAGCAACAATATCCTCGTTTTCCGATATAGCAACAAAGGCACATTTCATAAACTCAAGGACAGAAAGAAATATATTCACATCTTATTTAAGGGCATTTAGTGATATATTTAGAAATTATAGTGGTAAGCAACAAAAAGAATTAGCTTACTTGTTAAACGTAGGTGTAGAAAACTTTTTAGGGGATGTCCATTCAAGGTTTGGTGCAAATGACAGTTTGCCAGGAATGATGGGTAAAGCACACCAAATGTTTTTTAGATTAAATGGTATGACATGGTGGAACAATGCACAGAAAACTGGATTAGCTAGGATGATTTCAGCAGATTTAGCCATGTATACAAACAGAGCATTTGATGAAATACCAACAAGAACAAGATTAAACTTACAAAGATATGGAATAAATGCAGAAGATTGGGCAGTCTATAGTTCTATGGAAAAGAAGGCATTAGATGGAAATGACTATTTAGTTCCTGCTGCTGTAGATGATGTTGATGCTTCTATCTTGGAAGCAGGTGCTTTAAGGGAAGCTAACCTTACAAGAAAAAGAAAACTAAAAAATGTTACTGATGTTGAGTTGCAAAGATACAAAGATAATCTAAGAACAAAATTATCTTCATATTTAACAGATGCAGCAGATACGGCTATTCCTACACCTGGTGCAAAAGAACGTGCCATTATGAATCAAGGCACAGAAAGAGGTACTGTATTAGGTGAAGCAATAAGAGCATTGATGCAATTAAAAGGTTTTCCAATTACATATGTAACAAAAGGTATGTCTCAGCAATATCACGCTAAGAAACAAGCAGGGCAAAGTGGTTTATATGGCGTAGCACAAATGATGGTTGGTACTACCATTATGGGTTATTTATCAATGACAACAAAAGACATACTAAAAGGCAAGAGTCCAGCAGAGGTGTATGACGAGAGAGAAGGTTTGAACTATAAAACATTTGTAAGAGCATTTACGCAAGGTGGTGGTGCAGGTATATATGGTGACTTTGTGTTTGGTGAATTTAATAGATTTGGAAGATCTCCATTAGAAACATTTGCTGGTCCTACTTTTGGCACAGCAGCAGATGTATTAAAATTATACGCAGCGTTAAGGGATGGCAAAACAGATCAAGTTACAAAAAACGCATTTAGAACCTTGGTATCTAACACACCATATATTAATTTATTTTACACAAAGACAGCCTTAGATTATTTGTTCTTGTATGGAATGATGGAAAAAACAAATCCAGGTTATCTTTCAAGGATGGAAAGAAAGATAGAAAAAGAAACGGATCAAGAATATTACATATCTCCATCAAGGTCAGCAGTTAGGTTTTAATTTGATTATTTTAACAAAAAATATTATAACGTAGAAACGAGGTAGTTATGACAGTTAGTAGCACAACCACAAAAAACAGTTACAGTGGCAACGGAAGTACCACTACATTTGCATATGCTTTCAAGATATTTGCTGATGCAGACCTTACAGTCATACTAAGATCGGCTACTGGTGTAGAAACAGTACAGAGTCTAACAACAAACTACACAGTTACAAATGCTGGTAATGCTAATGGTGGTAATGTTGTGTTTGGAACTGCACCTGCTAGTGGTGTTACTGTCGTTATTAGACGTAACATGGCACAAACTCAGTCTACAGACTATGTGGCAAACGATCCTTTCCCAGCAGCTACACACGAAGATGCACTAGATAGGTTGACTTTTATTGACCAGCAACAGCAAGAAGAAGTAGACAGAAGCCTCAAACTATCACGAACAAATACTATGACATCTACTGAATTTACAGTAGGTGCAACAGACAGAGCAAACAAGGTCCTTGCTTTTGATGGTAGTGGTGAATTATCTGTTACACAAGAGCTAGGTACATACAAAGGCACAGACGCAACAGTAACAACAGAAGCATATGTTGTAAGAGATATTATCAAGTCAACGACTTCTGCACAGCTAAACAACGTGTATATATGTGTTGCAGACGCAGTTGTTGGTGACAGTCTAACAGATACAGATCACTTTGAATTACTAATAGATGCTGTTACAGCAGCTACAAGTGCAACTAACGCTGCAAATAGTGCTGCGACTGCTACAACGAAAGCAAGCGAAGCAGCAACTTCTGCAACTAACGCAGCTACAAGCGAAACAAATGCTGCGACAAGTGCAAGCACAGCATCAACAAAGGCTAGCGAAGCAAGTACATCTGAGACAAATGCAGCTGCATCTGCTTCAACTGCATCTACCAAAGCATCTGAAGCAAGCACATCTGCAACGAGTGCTGCTAGTTCAGCTACAACAGCAACCACAAAAGCAAGTGAAGCCAGTACGTCAGCATCAAATGCAGCGACTTCAGCTACGACTGCTACGACAAAAGCTACAGAAGCATCTACATCAGCAACAACAGCTACTACAAAGGCTTCCGAAGCTGCTACTAGTGCGACAAATGCAGCTACATCTGCAAGCAATGCTTCAACATCAGAAACCAATGCAGCAGCTAGTGCAGCAGCAGCAGCAGCTAGTGCTGATACTTTTGACGATACATACTTAGGTTCTAAGAGTTCTGATCCATCTGTTGATAATGATGGTGATGCTTTAAATGCTGGTGATTTGTATTTTAATACATCAAGTAATACTTTAAAAGTATACACTGGTTCTGCCTGGCAAGATGCAGCTATAGATAGCTCTGGCTTTGTGCAGACTACTGGCGATACAATGACAGGTGCATTGGTAATCAATAGTAACCTCTCAGTAGATGGTGGCACAATCAAGCTAGATGGTAATTATCCTACTGGCAGTGGTAATGTAGCTTTGGGTGATACTGCACTTGATAGTATAAGTGGAGCAAATAATAACGTGGCTATTGGAAATCAGTCACTAACTACAAATACTTCAGGTTCAAGTCTTACGGCAATAGGTGGAGCTTCATTGTATTCAAATACTACAGCATCTAATAACGTAGCTGTTGGATTTAATGCAGGTTACAGCATTACTACTGGTGCTAATAATTCTGTTTTGGGTACTTATGCTTTAGATGCAAATACTACTGGTGCTAATAATACTGCAATAGGTTATCTTTCTCTTTCAGCTAACACCACAGCATCAGAAAATACAGCAGTTGGGTATAACAGTCTTACTGCCAATACTACTGGTAGTCCTAACGTAGCATTTGGAAACTATTCATTAGAATCAAATACTACAGGTGCTTCAAATACTGCTATTGGATTGTCTGCCTTAAAGAGTAATACAACTGCATCTAACAATACAGCCGTTGGGCAAAATGCACTACGATTAAATGTTACTGGGGAAAGTAATGTAGCTATAGGTCTAAGTGCATTATATTCAAACACAGGCTCTAACAATACTGCTGTAGGTTATGAAGCACTAGAGCTTAATACAAGTGGAACTGCTAACTCTGCACTTGGTTTACAAGCATTAGAAAATAATACAACTGGAAGTAACAATACTGGTATTGGTTTTAGAGCATTAGAAGCAAATACCACAGGGGATAATATGACTGCTGTTGGTCAAAATGCAGGATTGTCACACACAACAGGAAATTCATCTACATTTATTGGCACTGACTCTGGAAAACTTACAACAACTGGAATTGGAAATACGTTTGTTGGAGATGGTTCTGGTAGACAAAACACAACTGGAGCAAGCAATGTTGCTATGGGTCAAAGTGCTTTACTTTCAAACACCACAGCATCAGACAACACAGCGATAGGATATCAAGCATTAGATGCAAATACTACTGGTGCAAATAACGTATCTATTGGTAAGGGTTCTTTATCAGCAAACACTACAGCAAGCAATAATTCAGCACTTGGATTTCACACATTATTTTCAAATACAACAGGAACTGGTAATGTTGCTATTGGATATGCAGCACTTGCTATAAATGGTACAACATCAAGCAACACAGCAGTTGGACATTCAGCTTTATATACAAATGCAGCACATAACAATACAGCTGTCGGTTGGTATTCTGCAAGAAGCAACACAACAGGTACAGGTTTAACTGCTATAGGATTACAAGCACTAGACCAAAATACTACTGGAAGTAACAATACAGCACTTGGTCTAGAGGCACTTAAAGCAAATACCACAGCAAATAACAATACAGCAGTAGGTAAAGGTGCATTACTTGCAAATACTACAGGAGCAAATAATGTAGCAATAGGTACAGCTTGTATGTCAGCAAATACAACAGGTAACGACAGTATTTGTATGGGTGTAAGTGCATTAGATGCAAATACTACTGGTGGTAATCATGTGGCATTGGGTAGACAGGCTCTACAAGCAAATACTACAGGAATTAACAACACAGCAGTTGGATTGAGTGCTTTACTTTCAAACACCACAACATCAAGCAACACAGCAGTTGGTTATCAGTGTATGATATCTCATACTGGTCAAAGAAATACAGCAGTAGGAAGCGAAGCTCTTAGAACAGGTACTGGTAATGCTAATTCAGCATTTGGTTATGAAGCCTTATACAATGCTACTTCAACATATGATTCTACATCTATTGGAATTCAGTCTTTGTATAATGTTACTACTGGGGAAAGAAATACAGCAGTGGGTAGAGATACTGGTGCAGTATTGACTACTGGTGCGAAAAATACATTAATTGGGTATGAAGCTGGTAAAGTTTTAGTAGATGGAAGTCAAAATACTTGTATTGGGTTTGAATCTGCGACACCAGCTTCAAATACTAATAATTCATTCACACTTGGAAATGCTGATATAACGAATTTACGTTGTAATGATACAAGTATATCTGCTTTATCAGACCAAAGGGATAAAACCAATATTGAGGATTTACCTAATGAAGCAGGATTAGCACTAATAAATTCTTTAAGACCAGTAACATTTCATTGGGATAGACGAGATTGGTATGATGATGGCACACCTGATGGCTCAAAAATTACTGCTAATTATGACAATGAAGTAGCAAATTCTGGATTAAGGCAAGGGTTCATAGCACAAGAAGTTGCAACTGCGATTAAGGGTATAAAAGCACTTGAAGATGAAAAATTAGTTTCTGATGAAAACCCAGATAAATTAGAATTTGCACCTGCAAAATTAATAACAAATCTAGTTAAAGCAGTACAAGAATTATCTGCACAAATAACAGCGTTACAATCTGAAATATCAACTTTAAAAGGAGAATAAAATGTCAGACGAAAAAACAGCAGAAGAAATAGCACAAGACTACACAGCTATGGGTCATAGTGTGGAGCTTATCAATGCTATCATTGCAGGAACAGCAATGGCAGATGATGAAGCTGAAGATAAGCAAGACTGTGTTAATAGGAACGTAGCACACTTAGAGATTATGGTGGCTAAGGACTATTGGACAGATGAAGACATGACAGCAGTTAACTCTGCAATCACAGCAGGACAAGGGTATACAGCATGAGTGAGCAAGTAGCAAACGTAATCACTATTGATGGTAAAGAGTACAACCAAGATGATCTTACACAAGATCAGAGTTACTTTATTAATCAGATTAGAGATTTGCAAACTAAAGCAGGTAGTCTTAAGTTTCAGTTGGATCAAGTAACTGTAGCACAAAATGCTTTTACTAACTCATTGATTGAATCTTTAAAGTCTGAAGACAAAGAAGATGATGAGGTTGTTAATGATTAAGGCTTCTGATGTAAAGGCACAGATAGATACGCATGAGGCTGTCTGTGCTGAGAGATGGAAAGAAACCATCTTACGCATTAAACGCATTGAACATATAATGATTGGTACAGCAGGTACTATGATAATTATGATGGCAGGTTTACTATTGAGGTGACGCTATGCTTGAAATGCTAGTGGTCGCTAATAGTGCTTTTGCAATTATCAAACAGACCATACAGAATGGTCGAGATCTATCTTCAGCAGGTGCAGCAATATCTAAATTTGTTAGTGCTGAAGAACAACTTAAACAAGATTTACATAAAAAAAAGAATAGTATCTGGACTAACTTTCTAGGCAAAGAAGACAATGACCTAGAAGAGTTTATGGCTTTGGAAGAGATACGAGTTAAGAACGAACAACTCCGTGAGTTCATGCAGATATATGGCAGGGCAGGTCTATACAATGACTATGTTTCTTACTGTGCTGATGCACGCAAAGCTAGAAGAGATGCTCGTATTAACGCAGAGAAACGTAAAGAAAAGATAAAAGAAACAGTAATGAAAGTTATATTAGCTATTCTTATTACTGCTTTATTATCAGGTGTAGTCACAGTCCTGGCAATCATAGCTAAAAAGAAAGGTTTGATATGACAGCCTTCTTACTAGCTTGTACATTAAATGGAATCGCTACTGGTGGTATATACTTTGAGAATGTGAATGTATGCTTGCAGTACAGAGATAAATTAAACAACCAATCCTACATGAAAGACGATAAGCCACAAGTATATGAGTGTATGTGTAAGCTCGTACCATTTGTGGATACAGAGAAAGTGAGGGTGTACTAATGGTTACAGTTGAACAGTTTCTTAAATGGAAAATACTACCAAGATGTATGATGCTTGCTAGTACAGTAATGTCATGGCGTTGTGCTGAATGGTTTATGGATTTAGATGCACCGACTGCTGCACAATCAGCCTTTGTATCTGTGGTGATGGGTGTAATGACAGGTGTGTTTGGTATATGGATGGGTCACGAACATAAGGAGCATAAGTAATGTTAACAGCGTTAATAGGACCGGTAAGCAACTTACTAGGTAAGTTTATAGAAGACAAAGACATGAAGAATAAGTTGGCACATGAGGTGGCAACAATGGCAGAGAATCATGCCCAGGAGTTAGCTAAAGGACAGCTAGAGATAAACAAGGCAGAAGCACAGCATAAGTCTATCTTTGTTGCTGGGTGGAGACCTTTTATTGGTTGGACCTGTGGTGTAGCACTGTGTTGGCATTTTGTATTAGCACCAATAACAATATTCTTGTGTGCTTATATCGGAGTTGCTATACCTGAGTTACCTACTTTTGACATGGGTTCATTGATGACTGTGTTGATGGGTATGTTAGGATTAGGTGGTCTCAGAACTTATGAAAAGCAAAAGGGGTTGACAAAATGAAGTCCAAATCTAAAGTTAGAAAAGTAAAAAAAGTTGCGACAGCATTAAAAAAAGCATCAAGAATGCACGCAAAACAAGCAAAGACACTGACTAAACTTGTAAAAGGTAGGTAACATGGCTAAATCTACAGTAAATAAATCAGGTAACTACACAAAACCTACTATGAGAAAGCAGTTATTCCAAAGGATTAAGTCTGGTGGTAAAGGTGGTAAGCCTGGTCAATGGTCTGCAAGGAAAGCACAAATGCTTGCCAAGCAGTACAAAGCTAAAGGTGGTGGATATAAGTAATGGCACTCACAAAAAGACAAAGATCACTGAAATCTTGGACAAAACAAAAATGGAGAACCAAGAGTGGCAAGCCTAGTACACAAGGGCGAAAGGCAACA